ATTTTTTGAGCCATCTAAAACTACTGCTTTTGATGCTGCTGCTGTTCCAGCAGTAATTCCATCTATCATTTCTAATTCTGCTTCTGCTATAACTGCACTTCCGATTGTAAAGCCAGTTGCAGTAACTACTCCAGCACCTAAAGTTCCAGAGGTTGATAAATTTTCATTTCCAAAATCTATTGCACCACTTGAATCTGTTATAGATCCTGTGGCTATTGTCATTGTGCCATCTATTGAAATTGTGTCTGTTATCGTAGCATCATCGGTTGATGTTAAATGTTCAGCACTAAAAGTTCCTGTAGTTGTAAGATTTTCATCTCCAAAACTTATTGCACCAGAAGAATCTGTTATAGATCCGTCAGCTAAAGTTAAGTTGCCAATCGTAGAGCCAGATGCTCCAGTAATTGTACCTTCTAAGTTTGCTACGATCGTTCCCGCGGTTCCAGATACTACACTTGAACTAAATGAGGCGTCTGGTATATAAGTTAATTTTGGTGCGGAGGCTGAGGTACTTACATCTACTCCTAAGAAAGCCGTTTTAGCTCCAGAGCCAGTATGCCAATGAGGTACGATACCAAGATCAAAGCCGCTATCAGCGCTTGGCGCTGCCCCATTGGTCAATCCCATAGCGATCGTGGCATTATCTACCACTAAATTATCAGCTTTAACCTCGGAAGAATCGCCCGTGATTAAAAGATTTCCGCTGATCGTTACATTGCCCGTTACAGATAAATTATCTGCTACTGTAGTCTCTGAAGTTGAATGACCTAAAGTAATTACCGTTCCAGAAATACCAGTTCCGATTGAAACCGATTCACTACTGTCCGCAGTATCTACGATCAAATAAGCATCAGATCCCTGTTTGATCGTAAGGGCCGTTGCTGAATTATCGCTTACTGCTACATTAATATCAGTACCATCTGCGCTAATAGAATCCAGGGCTATGTCAGCTACGTTTGTAATGTTTCCATCAGATACACTTAAACTATCTACTGTAGTTGCACCAAAATTAGCGGTGCTTGAGCCGTTATCTATTGCGCCGAATCCGCTACTAATAGCTCCCGTTGCGAGTGTTCCAACGGCAGTTATTTGAGTTTGACTTGCATCTACACCTATAACCGCGCTTGATGCGGTAAGACCCGTACCAGCAAATAAAGTAGCTACATCATCGATTGTTTCCCGATTGGCTGGATCTCCAGATTCGCCTTCATCTGAGAATGCGATGTAATCGCCACTTGCGATTGCATCCTCTGTTAATCCTTTTATATCTAATTCTAATGTAACCGCTGCGGATTCAGATCCGCTATTAGCTACTGTAATTCCCCCGCCGCCAGAATCAGCGACAGTTGCTACATAATTTCCAGTTGTATCAGTACCTAAAGCGACTGAATTTGCCTGGATCGTAGCTGCGCCATCTTCTGCAATCGCTATGTCTCCACTTACAGATGCAAATATTGCATCTTCTAAATTTTCAAAAGTTATTTTGCCAGAGCCGTCATCTGTAGCATCTACCATCGCGATAAAGTCTGCATCTGCGATGGAAGATTCTGTTCCAAGCTCATTTAGATCTAAGGCAAAAGTAACGGTATTTGATGTAGCAGAAGTGTCTACACCAGTTCCGCCAGTTAATGTTAAAGTTTCTGAATCGAGATCTATCGCAATGGTCCCGGAATCAGTTGTTAAGTCTAGATCTTCAGCCGTTACCTTCGTATCTACATAATCTTTAACGGCTGCGGATGTTGGGACCGTAGTATCATTGTCATTGCTTGCGATTCCATCGCCTTCATCGACAAACTTTGTGACTGCTATCGATTCGCCAGAGTCGGTTAAAGTTCCGAAACTGACTATCCCAGTAGTAGTTAAATTTTCATCTCCAAAGCTTATAGCTCCACTTGTGTCTGTAATAGAGCCATCGTTCATTACTAAGGCTCCTGTACTTAATCCCCCATTGTGTACTGATTGTGCTGTAAAAGTTGCCACCCCTGTTACTGCAAGGGTTTCGCCAATAGTTGCTAATCCAGAAACCGTTAAATCATCGGTTGTGGTTAGTTGTTCGGCCTGGACAGTCCCCGATGCAACTACATTGCCTGTTACTGCCTGACTTCCACTATCAATCGTGCCTGTAGTGGTTAAATTTTCGTTTCCAAAAACAATTTCGCCTGATCCAGCGTTTATTGTAAGGTCCCCCGCTGTAGTGGCTATTGTGCCAGCATCCGATAGTGTTATGTCACCTTCTAAAAATAAATCTTGCCATGCGTAAGTCGCACTACCAATATCATAAGTATCGTCTGCTGCTGGAATTAAGTTTGAATCAATACTGCCGGTAATTGTAACCGTATCTCCGCTCGCGTCCCCTAAATCTACGTTGCCCGTGAGGCTTACGTTTGCTGCGGTTACGGTCCCAGTAGCCGTAATATGGCGAAAGCCGGTAATGTCTTTGTTAGAATCAACAACGACTGCTTTGCTTGCGGCTACGGTCCCGGCCGTTACATCTGTTGAGTTTGCGCGACTGACTGCCGAATCAATTTGGACTCCGGTATAGTCGCTATTATAATTTGCGATGACTGTCTCCTTTCAATCTAGACTTCATTTAAAAGGAAATAAGACTACATCAAATAGTCTTGCCGTTCGCCATAGCTTTACAGTCAGATTGAGCTTTGAACTCTTTTCCTGGCCAGCCGTTTCCTTTTAATTTAAATAGGGGGGCGCCCATTAAGCGCTCAAGGTTGGTATTGCCGCATTGACAAACTGGGGCCTCATCGACCTTTGTCATCAGTTCGAATACGGTTTTACATTTTTTACATTTATAATCGTAGGTTCTAAACATAATTAAAGAATAGGGACCAAAAGGCCCCTATTCTAGATCCATAGTTAATGATTAAGAATTAAGGATTCTTGAATTCTTGAATTCTTCCTTCAAAAACTGTAACCGCTCCATAGAGCATATCGCAAACAACTTTAGTCCCTAAGAAGTCCACGCTGTATTCAGCTTGAACTCTTGGCTCTAGTTGTCGAGCTGCGCTAACTGCGCTTGGATGGAATATATATCCCACTTCCACGCCGGTAGACGTTGATGCTCCCATGACTGTAGAATGGAGAACTGGCATACCGTAAAGCATTCCAATTTGACCATTCTTTAATCCAGAAGGACCAGCGCCCATTTTAGACGCATCTACGAAGTCGCTGATTCCTAGCATTGCAGTATACAATGCTGGAGAAACAACAAAATTACACTCATTAGTGTCTACGTCAGCTTCCATCAGAGTTTTCATTCCGCCTCTGATTTCTGCTGCTGTAATTGTGTTGTCGCCAGCTAAAGCTGTACTGTTTGTGGTAGCTGCTTCGACTTTAGATTCTATGTAAGCATCATAAGTCTTAGCAAGCGCGTAAGCCATCATTTGTTGCACCAGGCTTTTTATCCTGGATCTTGTCATTTCTAACAAGTATCGGCATATCTTTTCAACTTAGTAAGTTGTCGGAGTCTCTTGGCTGAATTATATCTTTTCATCAGCTATGCTCTGCCCCTGACTATGATTATCATAGCCTTCGGTTCGGATTGCCTTACCATCTCTGGTTTAGGTTTCCCGCTTAATACTCCAATTTCAAATTGCATAATCACTTATGCACTCGGCATATCCATACCGGAAACTTCTTTCTCAAAAAGCCCTGGAATTGACTGTACAGATGCTATATCTTCTACCAATTTTGCAGCGTAACGATGCTGATCGATGCTAAGATCGGATTTCGCATGAGTTGAGGCTGCGTATGTTACAAGTGTTTCTGCTGCTTTAGCCGCATCACTTACTTCTGCTAACTTGGGAATATGAAAAGTATCTCCCTTGCCTTTAACAAGACCGTTAAGAGAAGTGTCCACACATTGTTCGAACACAAGATTGCGTTCTAAATATGCTTTAACTCCATCGGTCCAAATCTCAGGTATAAAATTCAGTTGTTACCGTAAAGGCTTTTTATCCTTTACTTCTTTAAGTTTCCCTAAAGTTCGGCATATCTTTTCAATCATTTAGATTGTCGCGGCCTCGTGGATCTGTTATTTCAAGATCTATGCTCTGCCCCTGGCTTTCGCCTTCGGTTCGGATTAGCTTATCTTACGACTTAGCCTTCCCGCTTAATTCCGCGATTTAACGCTGCCAATTTTATTTAGCAGCGGTGGTAGTGGTTACGGATGCACCAGAAAAATTTTCACTTAGTGCCATGTGGTTTATAACCTTTCTATACTATCGCTTAGTATAATTTTCGAGTACCTTACCCCAGTTATTTTGCCGTTGTTCCTTCTTCATCTCCGTAAACGGATTCACCTTAGTATCTGGCATAGGCCTGGAATAAGCCTCGTTTGTTTCAACTTTAATTTTAGCTTGCCGTGCTACGAACTTTGTCAGTTTTTCTGTACTCAGATCGATGGCAAACTCTTTATCATCATCAGAAAGTTGGTCCAGAAGATTTTTGCGGGTAGACTCTTTTAAAGCCTTCCCCTCTTCTGCAAGCGATTTATACTCGTCCCGTTCGGACTTATACTTAGTAGCAAGATCTTTCCACTCGTTATTCTTTTGCATTTCTGCCTCGTCCCGCTGAGTCATTTTATCTTGCAAGGCCGTTACCGTTTTCTCCAATTCCTGGCGCTGGTGTCTGTATTTTTTCGCATCTGCTATAGCATTTGAAAGAGCGCTAGTTTCGCTGCCATCTTGAACATTACCCTGTTCGACGGGTTGAGCTTGCTGCTCTACACTAGCTTTAGTGTCCGGTTCCATAATTTTCTCCTTATATGGATATAATCTTATAACCCATTCCGCTTCTCTGGATCTCTTTCGTTAAATTCTTAACTAATTGAGCTTGCAATGATTTTGCAATAAAATCTTGCAGATCTGGGGTCGTAGGATTAGTTACTGTTGATACATATCTTAATTTTGATTTCTTCTTTTTTCTTGGTCCTTGAAACTCCATTCTTTCGGCCATTACTGGATCAGAGATTCCATACTCAAATCCATCTTTAGTCGCCTTGAAATGGCTAAATGATTTTTTCATTTGACCAGTTAGAGTTAAATCTGGCGTCCCACTCCTACTTACTTGTTTCGGCGCAGCCGTGCCGGCCATCTTGCGTTTTTTATACGCATCGGTATAAGGTAAGAATTTCTTACCGGCTGCATTTAGGCCCTTATCAAAGATATTGGCCTTGTGTCTTTTAAAAACCATTTTACCCACTCGCTTAAAAAATGAGCGGTTAATTCTGAATGCGTTTTTAAAATTAATCATTATAATATTGTTCTAAAGTTTTTGGCGATTTCCATGTTCGCCCCTTTTTCTTAGCCTTAGCTTGCATACCTTGATAAGCTACTTTAGCTTTATCGCGTATGTCCTTATTTTGCGTCTTAGGTGACAAAGCGACCCATTGATGCCTACAATTAAAGCCTCCGCCGTCTCGTAAAGCGCCTGGATATTTTAATTCTATCTGGGATTGCGTCATCCCTCCTTCTTTTAACATTCGTATACAAACGGGCCTGGTCTTTGAATCCATTGGCCCCTGGTAGATCAGCCTTTGGTCCGGAGAATCTTCTAACTGTAATAATGTTAAGGACCTGGAATATGTAGCCATTGATGTTGAAACAATCGTATCTACCTGGTAAGGTTTAATTGATAGATCTTGCATTAACATTCGCTTTAATTGGCTTTTAGACTTCTTTTGCAGAACTCCCTGGACCAGGGATAATCTGACGCGCTCTCCAATGTCGTCAGCGTATTTTAAGATCGAAGATTGCTGCATATTACGCAACGCGATTAATTGTGTTTCAGATACTTTGCCAAAGAATACCGCATCATCTAATAATGTATCAAAACTAACCATTAGGCGATTGACCGCTTGCTGCATTTGTACATCCTGGAGCCAGTAGTCTACCATTGAGATCCCAGCAAGCACCGCCAGGATCTCCTCAGTAGATAGACCTTCATCCCTCAATGCCTCTATATCTTCAATAAATAAATCTTGAGATTGTTCTAGCTGGTCCTCGAAATCGGCTATTGCTTTATCAATGGTATTTGATAATGGCATTAGCTTTGCAATCTATTTAATAACCTATTTTGCTCCGGTTTACCCTCTGACTCATCGACCTCGGCTAATAATTTTGTAGCCTCTTCTGGTAATAGATCTGGATTTTTCCATAGAAGGTATTGTTCACGAGTAGCTAGTTTATTTTGGAATAGCCAGGTATACATTTCACGCTCTTCGCTAGGAGACATGATCTTTGGCTCTTCAAAATCGACAAAATATTCATCTGAAAGTGCCTGGCCGGTCTGGACCTCAATAATACGTTTGTCTACCTGGTATCTTCTATGTTCCCAGGGACGCCATATATCTTCAATGTTAGATGAGATCTCAGATGTATGGTCAATATCCTGGACCCGTAAGGCCTCAGCAGACTCAGCGTTACCGTGGCTATCTATAAATTTTACGCGTAGCTGATTATTGTTTAAAGTTGTCTCTACTAAGTATTTAGCGCCTTTGATCAGGTCATCAATGCTTGCAGATGGTCCCGTAACGCCAAAATTGGCTCCTTCGGGCAAATAAATAAGTTTATCTACGCCCATTGAGATCCTGGATCGGTCATCTACGCCGGTTACGAACTTGACTCCGATCGCTCCTAGGCGAATACATAATGAGATCTCCATTGCGGCTACTGACAAAGCTAGATCCGCTCTAACGACATCTGAGGCATCTCCTACCCAGAAATCTCTTAATGGAGAATAGCGCGAGGCGAAGGTTACTGGTAAAATTTGGTATGGATTAAGATCTGAATCGTTAAATGAGAACTTTTCGCCGTTAGCGTGAATACCAAAGTGTCGTCCAGGGACATTATCCCTTGTTTCGGTCCATACGACAAACTTTTGATCGGTAAGCTTTGCTAGGCCCTGGTTCTCTATGGCGTAAATACATCCGAAGGGTACGTTTTCCCCTTCTAAGAAAATTGGCTCCATATGGCTTAATATCTCATACTCTACGCGATTATGTCTCGCGTTCCATAAGCTGCGAAAGCCTTGAGTGCCAAGTAGGAAAGTGGTCTGCTCTAATTGTTTGCGCTTTGCATTTAGATCTTGAATGTCTGCTAATTCACGGTAACGCTCATCTACTGACATACGCACGGGCCTGGCGTATGATTTTCCCCTAGCCTTGCAAACGCGTCTTGTTAAATTTTGTGTAAAAATTGGTACTTGCTGCAAACTTTCACTACCAAAATATTCTTTTACGTAATGATCTACGTTTATGCCCTCATAGAAATCTAAAAGGTAATCGCGCTCGCGACTTCTCCTATTTTCTATAGTGTTCAAATAATCGGATAGGCCGTCTACAATAAGTTGTTCGGAAATATCTTTTATAATCATATATCTACCAGTCTATTACTCCTGCTTGTCTACTTTTAATCGGAAATAGGTTACAAAAGAAATAGCGAGTGGCATCGTTGCTATGATCGAAAACCCCATCTTTAAGTGGCTCTTCCTTTAGTCTCTGGTCCGCTTTTTTCTCTGGATAGCGATAGTTCTCATAGCTTTGTATCGCTCTTTTACATTTTGGATCTACAAAAAAGTGTGAATTTCCATTTGCATCCTCGAACCAGGTCCGCATATGAGTTACACCGTTGGGGATGTTCCTGGAAACCTTATCACGCCTAAAATCACAGCGCATTCCATAACGCTTAAATATCTCAATATCACTTACGCCACTTTGGCCCTGGGTGTTACTACCGGCTGGATCTGCGAAATAGCGGATGATCGGGAAAGGTTTTGCTTTTATCATTTCAGCAAAACTCTCGGTCTTGATGTTTTCTTCCCAAATTTCATCTATTTGGTAGACTTTATCTTTTTCGCCTGGTTTAGATTCCACTTGAAAGAAATTTGCGCACGCGGTTCGATAACCAAAGTCGATTCCGACGTATGTTGGTAAACTGGGATTGGGCTTGAGTTTCTGAATGTGAATGGAGCGATCAAAGGGTAAGACCCTACCAGAAAAGCTGGTGAATTGCGCTCCGAATTCTTGTTGCCAGGTTTCATAAGTTAAAGTTTGTTTTAACTCCTCAATATCATCTTTAAAAAATGGAGATTCCCAGGATGGGTGCTGCCAACTGTCCCAATCGGGAAATTCCTTCGATTCGCCCCTGAGCCATAGTTGATGGATCCAATTAAATCCCTCTGGAGTGGTTGTAAATAAGGCCCAGCCCTCGCGGTCCGATAATGTTGGTCTTAAATATTGTTCCCATACGATCTTTCTAATTTTTGCTGCCTCTTCGACAATCAAACAATCTACGCCATCTCCTACTAATGACTCTGGCCGGTCCGCTGACTTTGCTGAGATCTCACTATTAAGACCCGCTAGTTTCATATAGTGGAGTTGGCCACTAATTTCTTTTTTGTAGGCGATCGGCAGTTTCAGTTTCGTCATTACGTCTACCTTGACTTCTCTAACGATCTTATCGGCTAAATCTAACGTAGGAGCCACTACCCATATTCTGTTTCCAGGACTGAGTAGATATGGCAAGATTTCTTTAGCCGCGCTGTAACTTTTTCCGCTACGTCGCCCTTGAATATTTACGCGAAATCTTTTTTTGCTATTATGTACTGCTAGTTGGCTCTCGCTAGGCGAGTACCCTAGTATCTTCCATAGGTTCGCTTTGTTTAATACTCTTTTTTTCAATAGGAGAATCCTCGTAACCGCATTCTTTTAATAAGTTTTCTAAGTTTCCGACTAATTCAAGCTCATTACGGTCTGATTGGCCTAAGTATTGCTTACCTAGGAAGATTAATAGACTGGTATTGCCGTTCTCGGCTTGTTTCCATTGTAATTGCCGTAGTTTGATCTTCATGTTTTCTCTCCCACGTTCAAGCTCATTCTTAAAACGTAATCTAACTGTAGATTCGTCGCAATTATGCAAGCGGGCAATTTCAATCGTTGAACATCCAAAGCTGGCGAGCATCTCTACCTTGTCTGGATCTATATCTAATTTAGGTCTGGCCATAAAATCTCCTTATTCAATAATACTCGATTAGATTACATCGAACAGCGCCCAGCACTTCCTCACGCTGCGGCGCCAGTAGGTTTTGGCGGAAGATTCAGAGATCTCCAGGGACTCGGCGATCATTGGAAACGTATGCTGTTTTAGGCGCATCTTAAAGACCTGAAGTTCTCGCTGGGAGAGACTGTCGTATGCCTCATGGGCCGATAGTTGCCAATGGCGCATACTTGGTTCGATGAGTCCGCTGCGGAATACGCATAGTTTTCTAAAGAATTCATCACCCAGATCGATTGATTCTATCAGTCGTTCGTAGTCATCTTCTGTGATTATTGGCCAGTCCATAGATGTTACACTTCTTGTTGCATATAAATACTTAAAAAAAATTTAGGCGCGAGGTTTGTCGCAAGCATATTTGGCTCCTTGTGGACCCGGATTGATTCCAGGCCAGGCGGCCAAATTCCAGGCCATTTAAACAATGGCGTTCGTGTGGTTCGATAAACACCCTCTAAGATATATTAAATCGGCACTAAAACGGCACCAAAACCGAAAAAATCGAAACTAGATTTTAATCCGGTTCAATCTGTTTGTTCGCACGCGCTCGAAAAAACTCTATCAAATACACCATATATATAGTATTTGTAATAATAGTTGTAACATATGCAACGATAGACTATATTGTATACAACTTAAATAAGAGGTTATAATTAGATGTTTAAAATAAAAATAAATAAAACGGCGATTGTTTTGGGTGTTACCCTATATAATATAGACCAGGTTTTTGTTAAGCGCGACGAGGTCCGGACCCTGGCCAGTAGTGTATCATACAAGGGCGCGTTAAGAATGGCTGCAGCATTTGCCAGGGCGTTTAATACTAAGGGCCGGCCAGCGGTGGAGGTGGTGATATGAGGGACCAGGATATTTTGAAAACTAGACCATTAATAAAAAAAATAAAGACACTAGAAGAAATTTACGCTAAAAATAAAGCGCTAAAAATGTATGAGGCTTGTAAATCAAATATGGAATTAATACATAAATATGAATATGATTTAAAAGAACTAAAAAAAGGAGGATATTTTGAATAAGGAATATAAAAATCAAATTTGCTTTAATGACTGGGCCAGCTATAACGCCGGACGCTTAAATATTAAATGGTTCAAAGCCGGGACCAAGGCCGCGGAAGTTATAAAGTTTTTAACGCCTCGCAGCCCGTCGTATGATCTGGAAATTTACGTGGCGGATACTTCCCTAAATTGGCCAGAAGAGATTGAAAGCCCCCCCACAATAATAAGTGAGCATTGCGGAATAGATGACGCGCTTAATATCCTGGACCTATTCGACGCGGCCAGCGAGGACGAACTGAAGGCGGCGGCGTTCCTATTATATCAAGGGATAGCCGAGGAATTCGAAGAGGCTCTTGAAATGGTGGATGATGTTCAGATTATAGCATATGACTATTCCACTTTCAAAAGTGAGGAAGAGGCGCTTGGCTATTATTGGGCAGATAATGGCTGTATTGAGGTCCCGGACCATTTACAGAATTATATCGATTGGGAGCAAATAGGGCGTGAGCTGTTTTACGATGGCCATTACACCAAATTCGCCGGCGATATATACGAGTATATTAATTAAATAAAAGGAGGATATAAATGCTATTCACAAGCACGATAAAACTTGAATTTATAATCAACATTCAAGCAAGGTCTATAGATGAATATCTTAAAAAACTGAGAAGCAAATTTAAAGATGATTACAATATTAAATTGGCTGATGATGAAATTACTAATATTCAAAACGTTAATATTGAAGAATATAAAGAAGAGGCACCGAAGAAATAACGCGTTAAAACAATTTAAGGCCTACGCTGACTAGGTAGCTCCTGGTATAACGCCCCGGCCTTAATTGCTGCGCAGCCCTGGGCCTGGAGGTTTATCCTCTAGGTCTAGGGCTTTTTTTTTACTTATGATTATAATTAATAAATTTATTTTACGGCCATTAAAGGCCATTTTTAGGCGTTTTTTAACCCTATTTTCAAGCGGTCCGGTGGTCCGGTGGCCATCATTAATTAAATTTGGCCTTTATAGACGTGAAACGGCTTTTTTATGGTCCGGTGGCCAATGGGTATTATTTGCGCTTATTTTGGGGGCTTTTGGATTCTTGACGCTGTTTTTAAATCCTTATTTCTCCTATTCGCTATTTTTAGCCGCCATTCATTCCGAGCGGTCAGAAAACAACGGCCCAGGCCTTGAACTTCTAGGTTTTTGGTCCATCCAATCATTGCGGAGCAAAGCAGCGGGCCGCTGCCTGATCTATAGGCCAAATTACAATAAAAATCCAGTTCCGGCCGGCCCAGTTTACAACGTGTTAAGCGGCCCTTATTTTCTAGGTACTTTTGGAGCTTTTCATCTAAAGGGTCCATATATGGGCCTATTTTTTATATATTTGGGCCTAGGAATTTTATATTTCCAGGCCTAGGAATTTTATTTTTACGATTTCTAATAAAAATTTTTATATTTCCAAGTCTAGGAATTTTTTTTACCAAAATGGTCCAAATTTTTTTATATTTCTAGATCTAGGAATTTTCAAAGTATCAATAGTATCAATAGTATCAATAGTATCAATAGTATCACTTGAAAGCTAAAAATTAGTGTTTTCTATGCCTATATAGGTGATATTATGATACTTTGGGGTAGATAGTATCATAGTATCATCTTACACACCCCTAGGGCAAAGTATCAATAGTATCACTCAACGGCGTCATAATCACTTAAATTTTCATTTTTAACTAAATACTTACCATGACCTAATTTCTCAATTACGTTCCACTCACTTAGCCTTTTTAGCCATCTTTTTGCCGTAATTATTGAAACATTATTGAAATTATTGCTCTCCGCAACAAAAGTAGTAAACTCCTGAGTGTAGAATTCAGCGCCATCTGGCAGCCTAATATCAATAAATGACTTAAGCGCCTGGATCTCCATCTTTTCAGACATATTAGTAAAGTAAGCTATCTCACTTTTTATGATCCCGCGCCTGGTATAAAGCAAATTATCATCCAGGGTCAATTTGAGCGGTTTATTATGCAAACTGGACCCGCTATATCTACTTTTGGTCCACTTAAAACATTTAACTGTTTCATCATTCACATTTGCAGCAATTTGCATAACACTATCCGCATTCATCGTTAGCTGCTTACCGCCCTGGATATGATTGATATTTATCGGCTCTGGGACCGTATTCTTATTATGATGACCCACTAGAATAAAGCATATCTTAAATTCATCAGAGATCTCGCGGATCCTTTTCAAAACCGGGCGCAGCTCACTATTATCGCTCAAATTTCTCTCAGTAGAGGTATACATATTATCAACAATAACAACTGCGCCCTTAGAATCCTTTAGGCGGCAATAATTCTCTATACTATCCCAGCGTTCGCTAAAAGCTCCGCCGTCATAAGTCTTATAGAAAAACAAAGATGTATCAACTTTATTAAGTTTCTCAGCCATTTTTTGGTATTGCAGCCTAACCCGTCTTGCGTACTCTTCGTCAGTTAATTCAAAATTAAATATCATTATCTTGCGCCTGGATCCCATTTTAAAGTCTAAAAAGCTTTCTCCAGTAACAATACATAAAGCCAACTGGGAACATAGAATACTCTTTCCGCTACCCTCGGTCCCCGCAAGTACAGTAATTCCAGACTTAGGTAATATCGGCTCGACCGTAAACTCATGCTTACCTTCAGATCTATTCATCAGCTCATCTAGGCCTATCATACCATTAGAGGTAGGCTCTACGCTTGGGATCTCTTTATTCTGTTTTTCGAGATCTGTAGCATCAGCACCTTCCGGTACACTTGAGTAATCTGGCTTACGTAATCGCATATCTTTCGAACCGTTCTATAAATTTCTTACTAGCCTTACGCCCAGCCTCATCATTATCAAAATAGGGGAACACCTCATCGAATGTATTGGCAATTAATTGCACCAGGTCATTTGGCCAGCGGGCCATTGCACCGTTATTCAATGTGATCGCTTGTTTGCCGCTAGATATTAAACTAACCACATCCTTCTCTCCCTCTGCTACATATAATGTTTTTGTTATATCATACTTCTGGATCATATGCCACATTGGAAATATAAATGTACCGGCATGGCCAGTAACTTGTTTTTTCTTATGCCATTTAATATTTACCAGGTCCCCATCTTCATTTAGATATGGAAACGTAAAGGTATCTTCATCCCAGCCAATACATAACTTTTTAACGATCGATTTACTCCAGGGCAAGTCTCCAATTATATTATCATAGTCCAGCAGCAGCCGATCCTGGGCCTCACTCACAATATCAAAATACTCTTCACCAAGCACTTTTGGGGGTGACCATACATCCGCCTTAACCTTAGTTCTCTCCATATTCGACGTATTTGGGAGCTGTTCTCCGACCAATTTCGCAAAAGTTACCGCATTACCCTTAGATCCACATCCAAAGCAATTATATAAACCTTCATCAGTAAAATAGAAACTTGGCATCTTATCATCATGGAATGGACAAGTCCCAAACCAATTCCCTGGCTTGTTTGTCTTTTTGATATTATGGACATATTTTGAGAATAGATTATCTTTATATTCCACAATAACCCTCTTCGCACATAAATAATTCTTCTTGATCTTCTTGTAAATAAGCTTCGTCAATCGGAACTAATGTTCGATGTAAATACAGTTTATCATCTAATCCTCGCTTTGACGAATCTCGTATGGCATCATCAACCTTTTTAACCTTTTCCCATTCTTCTGGGTAATTTTGTTTTATTTCTTTCCAGTTCTTATTACTATGATATGGACAAAAAATACACGATGACTTTTTAATATTATTAAATGATCTATCTTCTAAAAACTTTACACAATCACCACGAGTGATCCTTTGGTCTATTAAAGGGTATTTATACGTTATATTCGGCAGCCGAGATTCTTTCATCCTTCGTATCTCATCTAATGAAATACCTAAGTACAAAATTGTTGGTTTCATACGAGCATATTTCTTTAATCCATATAACTCACGAATCGCTTTTACAACTACATCAATTTTATATTCCTTCGTACATTGCCTTCTAACCATACCCTCGGATTCAGTAAAAGCTGGAATACTTGCCAATCTTTTACCATTGTTATTAATTATATCATCATATAATGACTTCTTTTTCTTAATAAGCGGAATCCCATTATTATATTCTTTCCAATCGCTCAAATAATCCCAAAGCTTATAAGTATCTGGCAACTCTGCGCCAGGATCAGCAAATATCGCATAATCAGCACGGTCTATATATCCCAATGATGACATTAAATACATCGCAGTTGATTGCACCCCTAACCCTAGGCTAATTATTTTCATTCATCCTATCCCCTCCACCAGCCGTTACCATTTTCTGCAAAGGTTTCATTCCGCTCTTTTATATACTTGGGATCATCCAGGCCTTTATATGGCCAGCCACTCTTCCATTGTTTCCAATCGTCATTCTGCACTTTGTTCTTGCGCTTTCCTCGCATCTTTCCTCTCTCTTCTTTTTTTAGCTTTATACTCGGCTATTCTCTTCCTAGCCACTCTCTTCAAATATTTCCTACGTTTTGCAGCTTTATTTGGCATTCAATTTCTCCAATAAAATTCTGATCGCTCTTTCAGCCATCTGCGGCACTACACCATTCCCTAGTAATCTCAATCTGTCCACTCGATTGGTAATTGGGTCCACCCCACCGGTAGTCCCATTATCTGTTCCACCCAATTCGGATTGAGTTTCCCTGACGATTGATTGCTCAACGCTGTCCCCCCTTGCTTGTACCTCTTCTTTCGATACCCTGTATCGTCCGAGCATGGAGTGGTCCACGACTCTTGGCTCTTCCCACTCGTGTTGCTCTTGCCCTGGTCTTGCAGGCCATCCATCATTCTCTTTGGTTTCCATTCGATAACCTCTTCGTATATTAGTTCATCATTAAATCTTATATCGCTTAGAAATGGCTTTATGGTATACCAATCCTCAATAGATGGGTAGCTAAATCCAGAGGTGTCGTATCGAAACCAATGTTCTATAGTGCTTTTTTTTATATCTGTTTTATCATCTAATTCTTTAATACTGGTTTGTCCTCTTAAATAATCCACAAACTCTTTTTGCTCTGGCAACCGAGTCCTTTGTTTCATTATAGATATATTTTGTATTAATATGTCTAAATCTGGATGATTTCTTAACTCTTCCATAGTTACATGATCACCTAAAGTAATTTGCACGCTTTCCCCACTATGCCTTATAACCTTACCACTAAGTAGTCTAAGCGCGTAATTGAACCGATCTTTATTCTGAGCATCCATCTGAGTTGGTGTTCTCCAGTTTTTAACCTCTTCACCTAAAACTTTACCACCAGTTCCAGGTTTTCTGCTCCCTGGATTTCCTGCTCTTGGTGTCGGCCAATTCTTTTCATTTTCGTACTCGACTACAGCATCAAGCCTTGCTCCAAACTTCGTTCCAGTTTTATTACTAACTCTAGCATATCCTCTTTCTGTTTCTTTAATAGTACCATGCCCGCCTTTATAATCTCTACCTGCTGGTGTAGGCCAATTCTTTTCCTCATAAGTCTCCACCGCATCCCTCAGTTTTGCACCAAAGTATTGATTAGATTTCTTTCGTAAACTCTTAAATCCACCTTCAGTTAAAATTGTATTAATTCTACCGCCCTCACCATCACTCAGCTTTGCTGTAGGCCATGATAAACACTCTCTTCCGCTGGTGTGGAGCGCCAACTTCAGCCGCAGAGAATACTCCCCACGCAGTCTTGTAACCTCTTTCTTCCAAATCTCCGAGGACATACTTGAGTACCGACTCCCCATCGGCTGTTTTGCTTGAGATAATCCCTTCGACATTTTCGAGAATAACATAAGTTGGTCTGCACTCTGAGATTCCTCTTGCGATAAAGGGGTAAAGGTGTCTAGGATCTTCTGTGGAACCTCTGCGACCAGCGGCGCTGAATGGCTGGCAAGGGAATCCCGCTGATAAGAAGTCCACTCTGCCACAAAATTCTTTATATGGGAAGGTTTTAAGATCCGTGTAGATAGGCGCTGGATGTAAGTGACCCTCTTCCATCTTCGAGACCAGGTTTGCCACTGCGTAAACTTCGATTTCGCAGTAAGCGACCTCTCGGACATTCGGGAAAATTCTTCGCAGTCCTCGACCAATCCCTTCGTAGCCAGTACAGAGTGATAAGTGGGTAAGTTCTTGGGTATTATCCACATTATATCTCTTTATGCAGCTTATCTAATTCCATGCAGCATTGAAAAACCTTCCATCCCCAGTCAAGCTGCTGCTTACTAACAAAATGATGCGAGAAGGCACCAGAATTCTTATCCAACTTCAAGATCATCGCAGATCCTATCTTCGCCTTCGGCTGCAACTCAATATACATTTTACGGTAAGCGGCCAGTTGGCACGTCATTTCTGGGTAGATTCCGCGAGACGTTTTAAAATCGCCTAAGACCAAAGCGCCATTGATCCTGGCTACAAAATCTGTGGTCCCACCAACCTCATATTTTTCACTAACCATCTTTAGTTCTATTGCCTCATACTTCGGTCTTGTCATCTTCTCCCATTCCAAATATCCTAAAAAAGCATTCTCAGCTTTTTCTATTTGCTCCGCAGAATAATCAGTCATATCTGGCTCTTCGCCCTTAATATGGCTCTCGCATAAATAATGAGCTAGGGTCCCTATGGTCCCAGCCTCTTTTAATACTGCATCTGGATCCTCTCCAGCTAAGGCCGTTCGTTTGGCCCAGGCCATCAATACATTCTTATTCCAGCCCAGGTTATTTAATATGGTCGTTACGCCTTTGACCCTTCGGCCATCTTGTAGTCTATACGCTGTATGCGCTTTCGTTTTTGCCATTATTCATTATTGCCCACAATCGCTTGCGCAACCGTTGGCATTCCTTTCCTTCTTCGGTCCTCTTACGAATAAGTGTCTTGTATACTCTAACTATCTGGTAATATCTAGTTGGCTTTTTTCGCAATTTGAATCCATTTTTTTAAACTTTTTCTTAGCGCATCATTAACAATGCGGCTTACTGGTACATCTTTGATCGCAGCCTTAATCTTTAGCGCATTATAAACATCAATATTTATTTCGCTATTGAATCGCTTGGTCTTATTCTCGAATGTCTTTATATATTCTTTATTTTGAGCTGGTTTTAATCTTTGAATTAGCCTTTTTTCTATAGCCTGAGCCTTTTCAAGACTTACACAAATTTTAAATTTTGCGTACTTATGTTCTTTTTCATGTGTTTTAATTCGATCAAAAATCCGAGTGGAATGACCAATATATATAAGGCCACTTTCATCGTATAAGGCATAAACTCCGGTCATTTTTTTATGACCAAGGCTCTCTTCATTAAGACTGCCATATGTATACCAGCGATGAAACAATATCATTATCTACCCCACTTTGAAGTCGAAACTAAAAATGCTATTATAGAATAATTAGCCAGGTCATAAAAAATATCTTCAAGTGGATCATCTTTAACTGCGGCCTCGGCGCGCTCAATTAGATTGTCAAACCTTTGCATCTTATCATTCATTCTAAACCATAGGCCTTGTAATGATTTTTTAATATTTTTTGATTTAGTGAGATCTAAGCCTAAACTTATATTATTTTCCCCGTAATCATGTTGCTTGCGACAGAATAGATTATATTGCCTCTTTTGAAAGTCTTGAAAATCTTTCATCATTTCTGGGTATTCCTTTTCGATAATCTCTATTACTTTTTTATCTTCCATCGGCCTCCTCCATAAATTCGTGTACTGATTGTTTAATTTCTTTTTTTGTAACCTCGCCTAACTCAGCTAAAGCATTTTGACAGTCTATATTAGCCTGGAGTATTTCAGCCTCTAGAGCAACTATCTCTTGTTGAAGTTCGGTATCTAATATTTTATCTATATCACTCATATTTTATGCCATAATCTCCAGAGTTTTAATAACCTAGGATGCTCTGTTAATTTTAAGAACCATTCAACTTGCCTGACTTGGCCAGGGGCGCCCCCGCTTTTTATATATCTCCAAAAATAAATGATATACCATTTGGTCATATATCCATTCCGTAATCATCAGGGATCTCCTCTCCACAGTCTCCGCAATACCAGTATGTAGTATACTGGTCCTCTTGAAGTCCATAATACATTTCGCCCATTATTATATTCCCTATCGGATGATCGCAAGTATTAGCGCCAGTTGGTGGCGAGGATGTGGAGGAGGACGTTCGACATAACGAAACGATACCACCAACCAGCGCGTTGTAAATATAAGCGAAAAGATCAGTCAGCCAATACCAACCAAGTATTATCGCCTTTTTCTCTTCGCTTTTTTTAGTTCGAGGCCACATACCTTTAGGTCCCGAACCTTATTTGGATTAGTTGCAAAACCGCAGCGCAACTCTTTATTTTTATCATATCCAGCATAAGGGCATATCCTATTATCCTTTAAGGGGCATCTTTCAAACATCTTACCCAATCATCGAACGTCATCATAACAAACGTAAGTCCGCGGTCCTCTCGGAACATTACTGCATCACAATTTCCTAGCCTTAACCACTTAGGTATTACCTTACGCCTCTTAGCCTGGATCTTATAATCTTCAGCTACAATATCTACATCAGGCTCCAGGCCTAAAGAGCGGCCATCAGATCCCCAGGCGCGTTTTACGTTCTTAAATCCAGCGTCTATTAATCTTTTAACCAGCTCATTTTCATAGCCAGTTCCTTTGCGTTTACTATTAGCCAAAGCGCGGTCCCATTCTTGTTGTAATTTCTGTATTTCCTCTTTAGATCTATTTTCTTCTTTAAAACGGCAGATCTTTGTCAGGTACGGGTCCGGATTTTTTATTTGCATCGAATGTAGTCTCCTCTTTTTGGGGTTTAGCGAATGTTACTTTGCTCCCGCTATTTTTTTCGACTATCTGGACCTCATTGAGGTATACGCTAATAGACTCTTTGCCTTGCATATCCCATACCTTTGGCCTAACCACTAAATTGACCACATCTCCGCCAAAAGGATTGTCCATAGTTCGCTGGCCATCTATATCAAATACATCTGGAAACCTCTCTACTCCATCGCTTGAGTATAGTGCGTTTCTAAACTTGACTTGTACTGGACCATCTTTCAGTTGGCAGCTCTTTAACTTGCCATCGTTATTAGGAGCGCTTAATCCATTTATTTTTTTAACTCCAGATTGCTTAACGATCTCGTCAAACATTTTACCCATATCTTTATTCCACTCTACTGTAACGCTATGACCCGTATTATACTCCAGGTCCGGTTTTTGTATATGCGAATAGGTAACTGTTACCTTCTCCAACGTCAATGGAGAAAATTTGACGGGCGATTTCATTGTACCCGATTTTTTATTTACGGCCATAATAGACTCCTATTGTTTATTAATACTGCGATCAGCATTATTGCTAAGATCATTTCTATACAATAATTTTTGATATACCAGAGTAAATGTTTCAAATAATAACCTCGTAATGAAGATTAAGCGTGTCGAGTTTTCGGCACGTTTCAGTTATGAGATGTAACCTATGATATAAATCTTTTGAGTTAATTGTAAATCTGGTAGTTAATACACCATTTATGACAGCCGAGTCGCCAGGTAAAGAGGAGCCACCTAACGACTCGACATAAGAGAGAAGATCTTTTTTAGATAATTTCTCGCTATCGGATATTATTATTTTGCTCATTTTGGTATGTGGTGTTTATATCTAATACAATATTCCTTTTATCGCGCTTAGGACTGTCAAGATATTTTCTCCTGGCCTTGCGCTTGTTTTTTGCTTTTAAAACTTTGGACCAAGCTATCTTTTTTCTAGGGTGCTTACTTATCGGCATCGTCATATAAAATGTTAATTGTTAAATGTAATTCATCTATTTTTGCTGCCATTTCATATATAATACCCTCCAGGCACTCTTCCCTGGTCGCATCTTCATAAATAGCCATCTCTCTAATCTTCTTAATAGATCTATTGGCCACTCTGGAGCGATCCTCTATATATGAATACTCGCGTGCCATTATTTGGTCCTTATTCTTTTGAGGTCATCGATGCTACTTTTTAAGATCCGCGTCCGCCCGCCTATCTTCTTAGTTTGTAGATCTGGATTTTTTCTGCTATTTAACATTCTATATACAGTATGTCTCGATACCGATAAATATGTTGCAGTTTCAACAAGTGTTAACCAATAGTCTTTCAAACAAAAAGCTCCTCGCGTGTTACATCAATATTAAATCTTTGAAACGCGAATAATATGCGATCCGCTTGCGCATTTTGTAATCTACGTTTGCCAGTTGTTATTTGATGTAATAATGGATAAGTAATTGAAGATTCTCGTGAAAGCCAAGCTAAGTTCCTTTGGACGTCCTCCCTGGCCAGCACCCTTTTAATCTTCGTTTGAGCTTGAATTGGTAAATCAATTTTGGGACGTCCCATATATTTTTGTTCCTTATATTGTTGCATATTTTATAAAAAATAAAATTATACAAGCAATAGTTATTCTTACTTTTTACAATATTGTTGCATAAATGTTACATTAATTATAACTTATATGATGTTATTTATAAATAATGGAGGATATTTAAATGACTCAATTATCTCGTAAGGAAATTGCTGAGATTATTATTAACCGAAAAGAATGGTCAGATCAAGAATGGACCAACGCTACTGGTATTTCACGCCAGACTTTTTGGAGGATGCGGAACAACAAGATCAGGGGTGTTGAATCAAAAACTCTTGAGCTAATGGCTCGCGCGAGCGACCAAAGAATAACGTGGAAAGATCATACTAAAAACCAAGGCCAGATACAATCTCGTAACCCGGAAAAACAAGGAAAAAGAATGACTGATATAGAATATACATTAGAGTTATATAGAGAGACTATCTCGCTACAGAGAGAGAAAATAAAATACTTAGAAAACAAATTAAAGCTTATTGTAAGTGATTATTCTTCTGGTCTAAGTGCTTTATTAGATAAAGAAGTAATTGCTGCAAATAAAGAAAAGGAGATTAATTAATGGCAAAAATAGTAAAGAAAAAACCTGGCGATAAATTCGTCATTAAATATGTACCGCAAGGTTATAGAGATCTATATCCTAAGCAGCCATATAGACATACTACTGTTATTGGTAAGGCTGAGGCGGACCAGACCGTAGCTGAATTAACGGCTATAGAGATCATAGATAAGAATGAAAGAAAACTCGGTAAAACCGATCTTCCCGAAGTTTCTCGCGAAATTAGTATTGGAGAATTATTTGCATTCTTTAAAGATGAAATAATGCCCTGGACCGATTACGCGGACAAAACTGAGGAGCGCTATCATCGCATTATGGAACGATTAATTAATGACTTTGGCGAAACATTCTTATTTAAGAATATTAGCTATAAATTAATCTTATCCAATTACGCTACCGGCAAACGTAACCAATGTATTACAATGATTAAATGTATTAATCACATTGGAGCTGTAGGCCGCCAGGCTATCGCTGGCCAGCTAGATCTACCCTTAAAAGGATATAAGTTAAGCTCACATCCGATCAAGACGCCTAAGATCGTTAAGGCTAATAAGAATCCATTAAGTATAGAACAATTAGAAGAGATCTATGCTAATCAGCAAATAGAGGATGTAACTAAAGACATAATTCGTCTTTATATTATAACCGGATGCCGCGTATCTGAATTGGCTCGCCCATATTTTGAATGGGGCCAGATTGACCAGGCGAATGGAGTCGCTTTTATTCGCAATAAGGGTAATAAAAAAGAACATTCGACTATGTTTGAAATCCCTTGGTTAGACCAGCATCAAGAGCTTTTAGAGCGCATAGCGGCGTATTATAAGCCTTGGCATGAATTAGCTGAGTATTACCCTATCCCTATAACCAGTCAAAATGTATATGACCGCATTAAGACCGCTAGTCGGATCAGCGGCATTCATTTTACGCCCCATGATCTTAGAGATACTGGCGCAACGCTAATTCTTAGATCTACTGGTAATATATATGCTGCAAAAGAATTTTGCGGCCATAAAAGCGTACGCGATACCGAACAGTCATATGCTGACTATAATATACATGATAAGAAAAAAGCTACTGGTAAGCTTTTAACCCACTTAGGGGCCTTAATATAAAAATCGGCATAAAATCGGCAGTTTTTAGGCGACTATCAGCTACATTCAGCTACATAAATGGCCTAAAAGACACTAAGAATCTGGCAAGTGGACACTTGCTATCTGTTAATATTATTGGAGTTACGGTAATGTTGCGGAGGGGGAGGGATTCGAACCCCCGATTCTTAGTGTTCTCGTCGTGAAAAAGTCCAATCGGCATAAAATCGGCATTTTTTTTTATTTCCCAAAACCTCTCCTCGGTGAATTTTTTAAATGTCAGTTTCTCTAGCTACACTCAGATACAACTAGCTACATTTATGAAAGCTGCTCAGTTAGCTCAATCTGAGTGTCATATACTCCATAAGCAACTTCATTAAATTTTAAACTGTCATCAGACATACGAACATAATAAAAAGATGAACCATCATAGTACAAGAATTTTTTATGAGATCCATATAAAGAGTTTCGCATAGTTTCTAAACTTGTTTTATAGCTGGAGCTAACATATTTCAGATTAAAACTCCAAAATTTCTTACCATCATGCCTCTTCTTTGAATAAGTTTGTCCACCTTGGCTGGTAGTGACCTTATTCCCGTGTATCTTACCCTCTGTAATTGAAAGTTCCACATTCGTAAGAAGTAGCTTTTTACCAATAATTACCTCTGTTATGTCATCTATTGTACCCGTTGTAGATTGGATAAACTTATACCGTCCAGAGGCCTCGGATCCAAAACTTAGCTCATTCCAGCCCTCTACCCAATCATCAGTTTTATTAACATTCGCTGTACCCATAGCAGTTGCAGAGGCGGCTGAAAACACTTTCATATCGTGGCCATGGGCGGATGTAAAGTAAAAAGCAGCCCTATCGCAGTTAGTTGAAGAGTTATCGGTCCCAACGTCAAATCTAAGCGCGTCATTAGCTCCGAATGAAGTAAATGTTGTACTAATAGACATATCATTTGCTCTTTCCTCATTCGTAATTGAGCTTGATGCGGAGAATGTTGTTGAAGATACAGTTCCATCGGCCGTTGTAGCCTCTGAGAATCCACAATTATCATAAATAAAATACATTATAATACTTCCGTAAGTTTTATAGTAGTCTCATATACGCTCTTGGCTATTTCTTTAAATTGTAAAGAGTCATCAGACATCCTTACATAGTAATAAGCAGATCCATCGTAGTATAGAAAATTATAATGAGATCCATAAGTTGCCGTTCTCATGGATTCCAGGCTTGTTTTATAGCTAGAGTTAATAAGTTTGAGATCAAAGTTCCAAAATCTTTTACCATTATGTTTTTTGTTTGAATATTCTAAACCACCTTGGCTCGTAATAATCTTATTGCCATGTATCTTACCCTCTTCGCCAAATAACTCTACATTCGTTAAAGATAGCTGAGTACCTAAGATCACTTCAGTAAGCGTGTTATTCGCTCCTTCACTTTGTCTCATATAATAATATCTCGTTGCTGGAGATGCGCTACTAACAGTTACTCCAGTCTTAACGGTCCATCCTTCGTTAATCGTTGTCATACTTGAGCCAGTAATCCCCGTAGTATACGCATTAGTAGTGGCGCTATCATTAGCATACCAATCTATATTATCAGAATCTTCAGCGGTACTATAGACCGCAATACTATCTATTGTATTCCCAGATGCAGTAAGATCAAATTGGACCGTATCATATTGAGCTGGCATACCAGCAGCAGCGCCGATCGAAATATCAGTTAATCTACTTTCATTAGTAGCGGACGTTGCATCAGCAGCAAAGTTATTAGTACCTCCAGTTTGGTCGCCTCCTACCGGATCTGCTGAATATAGATTTGCATTTGGATAAATAAAATATTTTGCCATAGTTATACTTTTTTAACTGATTACTCCGACTTCCCTTACTTTAATTTTTAACTTACCTGGCGTACGTGATAAATAGATAACCATAAAAGCTTTATTGGTCCAGGCAGCACCAAAAGCCTTTGCCGGGTACATATCGCTATTATCAAACGTGACTATATCGCCTACTTCGATTCCAATATGAGCTGGATTTACAATGGTTGTTTCAACAATAAGATTAACATTAGACACTAAATGGCCATAATAATCAGCGAATCCATCATTAGGATCGCCGCCAGTTAGATCCGTAGCGCCTACTGTACCAGCGCCATTTTGAACTATGTAATCAAGATTGACCTGGGCGATATTTTCTTTTGCTGCAATATTATAATTTGTTCTTGTAGTCCCGTTTGTACAAGTTTGTGAATTAATATAATTACCGTTACCAGGGTTTCTTTCGTAATTCACAATAAACTTACTTACTAAGTTCGCGATCGGAGTATTATTAATAATAACATCTGAAATATCATCTTTAGAAAAAGTGTAATTAACATCTCCCGAAGAATATGAATCTTTTATATAGATATATTGTGGACCGTCATCTGCTTTAAATCTGAAGGCGAACCCACCTTCGAATTGTAGCCGTTCTAGCGTTTCTCGTAGCATTTTCGGCCCCATTTGCCAAAATCTGGCGTACCATTCTTTATTAGATTGGGAACGAGCCGTATTTAAGTCCGAATAATTTGTTGGTGTAGAAGTTGTAACTCCAGCATATCGTATCAGCATATCGCGATGAATATCATGGACATAAGTAATTGCTGAAGAATCCCAGGAATTAATTAAGCCGTCATTACCTGAGTAAACTGTATCTAAGCTCACTTCTCGCAAGTCTGCTGCATTTGGCTCATTTGTATAATCTTCTTCTACTGTAAGCCCTAAATAAACATCTTTTATTGTACAAGTTGCTTCGGTTCCATCTTCAAGGCTTGATAACTGAAAACGTAAAACATAATCATCTGGAAGTCGATTACTACTATTTTGTATATCAGATAAAATATTTCTAGTTCCAGATGCTTCTGTAGTGGTTCCATTCGAGGATCTTGAAATTAATGTCGTACTTGCACCAAAAGAGCGATCATATATTACTGCTTCTGAAGTGCCGTTAAGATTAGACACCACTATTACTGCTGAATAATATAAATAAGCGCTAGTAAGTTTTCCAGTTATCGAAGGAAGCTCAAGTGTAAGATCCGCAGTTTGCGCATTACTAGCAGCAGTAAAAGACTGCGTTGCTCCATCTGAAGTGTTTGTGTTAATTGCATACCCAGGGTTTGTAAACCCAGTTCCGCTCGCGGTTGCTGGGGGTCTAAAGTTATAAGTTCTCTTAACCTTACCTTTTACCTCAAAGGCATCCTTACCATCCCTGGTTTGAGTAGCAGCATTATTAAGCTCAAGATTAGCGAACATATCAGCGCGAGAGTCATAGTAATTAACTACCGATCCACTACCTTCGCTTTTAGCGGATAAGAAGTATATATTTTGTCCAGAGTTACTAGTTCTAGGTGCAGGGTATAGAGCCTTCCCGGTCATAAAATCTGTAGAACTATGCCCTGTATAATTACCATATATAACGGGAACATAAGTTCCAGTTGTACTTTTATCAGTAGGTAGTTCAATATTATCCCAGGGTCTTTTAGCTGCTAACTGCATCGTAATCTGATCGCCATTATACTTAATATCTAAAATACGAAATGTACCGACCACTACTGGGTTATCTGAGTCAATCTGAATAGATGCGGAGACACTTCTATTTATATAGTGATTAGATCCACCAAAGAATTCTTGAGATATTGGACTGCCATTATATTCAAAATCTGCTATATTTAATGTTATATTGCTCGTATTTGCTTTAGATCCAACAAGATCAAGGCTCTCTCTAATACTTGGATTATTTGTAATTGCTCCATAGTAAAAATTCGAGCTATATGTAACATCAGCTAACGCTAAATATAGGTTCCCGCCAGAGTGTGTTATATTAAAAAGCCAATTCTCGCTAATACCATGAGAATTTTGAGCGCCATTAAAAGTTAAGCTCATGCGAGATTAAACCTTTGTGTTCTCTCTATTGCTGGTATTATATGGTCCACTACTGTTTCATCTACCATTGGCGCTGAAATATTAACTGTTACAGAATTCGACTGCCCCGTTTGATTCATGCGATGAAGTTGGTCTAAGCCTATACTTTGTACGGCATCTCTTCGCATAATAAATTCTCCAGACTGAGCCATTATAGGTACGTTATCTCCCCCGCCTACCATACCGCCGCGTGCGAATCTTTGTATACCTTTAGAAGTAATAGCTCCGCCGCTATGACCGAATACTGAGGCAAATAAATCAAAACCCATCTTAGAGGATGAAACTCCACCAGGGATAAACATATTTAATAACAATAATGATGCTGCCTGGGCTGCTAATTCAGCGACAATAGCTTTAAGTGAATTAACAACGGCTGGTCCTAGGGCCTGGCCATCTGCAACTGATCGTCCAAGCTGATCGCTAAACTGTTTATAAGCACCAGCCGTTTTCATTATTTCAGCTTGTTCTTTCCTAGCCGCCGCTGATTTGATTGCAGCTCTATTTGCAATAATATCGCTTTCAGACATAAGCATATCAAGTTGGGAATCCAATAATTCATTTACATAATCTATATGCCCTTGCTCCGCGTCCCAAATAGCTTGAGTTTCCTCAAAGTCTTTTCGATGCTCATTCCACTTTTCTAAAGACTTAGCGGCGTGGTCAATTCCATCGTGCATAAAAAGAAAAGCGTCAGTATTTGGAGGGTCCACCTTTAAGCCATCAGCAAGCTTTTGAAGATCATCCATAGCGTTAGTAAGATCTCTTAATTCGCCTTCAGCTTCATCTGCCTCTTCACCAGTAAATATAAATTTATTTGCTAATTCGCCTAGAGCTATAACTGCAATGCCCCATCCACTCTTAACTAAAGCAGCTCGCGATTTAAGCATAGCTAAACTAGCTGCAATAGCTTGTCTTTTTACATATAGAAAAGCTAGGCCAACTAATGTCAATCCAGTAGCATAACCTTTTAATCTACTGACCTTACCAAACTCTAACATAGCTTGAGCCATAGGAAGTAAAAAGTTTCCAATTTCTATAGCTAAATCTTTATAAGCAGCTTGCGCAGCTCTAACTCGATTCGCAAACTCATGCTTAGTGTTATTATAATCACCAAGAGTATCTTTAGCTCCATTAATAATTAAACTGGTTCTAGCTAAAACTTTTTGCTGAGAAGTAAGACCGCCACTTGCATTATCAATTCCTAAGCGCATAGCTGCCAGTTTGACCTCAGCCTCAGTTATTGATATAGCAAATTTTCTGACAGCTTCGTGATTTCCTACGATTGCTGACGTAAATGCTGCGGAAACTTCACCGCTTTGCGCATCTTTAAAGGACTCAACGTCAAAAGATAGTTGCGCTAAGGTTTCAGATAAAGCCCGTGCCTCTGCACGAGAAAATCCTAATGGAACAAACGTATCTTGTAAAGCTGCCATTAAGGCGATTACATCATCTTTTGATTTATCAAACGCGACTGAAAGAGTATTTGCAAAACCCATTGCAGCATCGGCTTGATCGCCAAATACGACTTTAAATTGATTTAATTGCTCTTGGCCACTAGAGGCAAGTTTTATAAACTTACCTAAAACATTAGTAGCGCCCGTTAAAGCAAAGGTGTATAAAAGTAGGTTATTTCTAACTAACGCAATCTGTTTCCGAAATTCATTAGTCTGGCGTCCAGCTCTTTGACTGCTATTGCCATAATTTTTCATTGTCTCATCTGAGCGTTTTAACTGACTATTTAAATTGTTAAAACCCTTAGCTTTAACTTCGATTACGAATCTATTTGCCATTACTTACTTCCCTTTGTCTATTTTCACAAGCAGTCATCTCTTCACTAATAATGCGAAAGATGTCAAGAGTGTGCGCATCGGCGTCTGGTAAGCTTGGAGCGATAGGTAAATTGAATTTTGTCATATAAAAATACTCCAGTATATAGAACTCGATCTCTGAATCATTAAATATCTTAGGATTGCAAAAGAACGATAGATTATAGTATATATTCTGGCCAGGCGTAAATTTCCCTCGCTCGTCCTCAAGTAAGATTCGATCTATTTCATTCCAGATCTCATCTTTATCAAAAGTAATTACCTTGGAAAGCGTTGGACTTTGGGCCTGGTAAGATTCAAACTTGATGGGAAGTAAACTGTTTCCCCAGCCGAAAAAATTACACCAGGTTGCAATTCTTATTTTGTAGGCTTTTTTTTGGATATGCCCTTATAATGAAAGTAAAATTCGTTTAGGATCTCATCAATTTGCCCATCGTCAAGGTCTTTTAATACTGCCTCTGGATCTTCGAATGCTTTTTCCATAACCCAGTTAAGCAAATTAAAGTATTCATCTTGATCGACTTTTTCATCCCAATACACTTTCATTTCTAAGCGATGCAGTTCTCTACGATCAGCAAAGCTAATAGGGCGAATATCGAACTCGCCGTGTTTTGTTTTTATCATTTATTATTATTTTTAGTAATGAATAGCGAAAAGCGCAGTCGTGCCGCTTGCGACAAATTTTGTACTCACATCGAGCATCATCGCATTAGCCTCATTGTAACTGACATCAGTTATCTTACCATATCCAGCCTCAAAGCCGAATGTAGTAGATGCGTTAGATAAAGCATCATGAGTACATAATAAAGCGTCCGCATTAGCGCCAGTTACCATTGAATTCATTAACCCACCAGTATTGACGTCGTATTTAACAGTTGCATCTAATGTAACTGCTATTTCTGGCACGGCCCGAACAATACAATCCGGATTACCATTCGTATCATTTTGACCAACAAATTCTGCTGGGTTATCGATAGTCAATGAAAAGCTTTGGATAACTGAATCATCACATCCAGCTATAGTCTTAACTCCAGATAAGGTAGCTAAGGAATAAAATGTAGTATTATAAGTAGTGACCGTTGGAGCTGCCTGATTGTAAGCTCCGGCATAGCCGGTCTTAGCAGTAGCAGTAAATTTTAATCGTCCAGATTCATCTCCCATGTCCCCGGTAATTGTGAGGCTGGAAATCACGCAGCCCTTAAAGACCATATTTTGGTTACTACCAGTAGATGGGTTAATTAAGCATATCGTAATAGTATCTGCAATCGTAATAGAAGAGCTATCGCCAGTTTGCAATTCGGGCGGCTGATAATCATAAGCTATAGTAACTATATTTGAGGAATCTTCTTTGGCAATACAGTTTTGAATAAGTAAAGCTGCAACATCAGTAGTTAGTACACCAGAAAAAGTGATCTCTTTTACGGTCCCCTTCTCATCTATTAAAACGTCATCTATATCTGCAACTCGACCGCTGGACCCACTTCGCGCATCTAATACTTGTGTTAAATTAAATCCTGGCATTTCTACGCTATCGACATTAACGCGGGTCATACCACTTACTACTCCCGTGCCGATTGCTGCCTCTGCTTGTATAGCTAGGCCAAACTCTTTTGGACTAAATGCTGCTCCATCTAAAGCCATTATTCAGACTCCTTTTTACTACTACTTTTATTTGTTTTTTCTAAATACTCTTTGGCCAACTTTGGGACCTCTTTAAGTTCGACCGACTCACCTCTATTTAAGGCCTCCCAATTTTCTCTACCAAGGTCTTTATAACTATCCCATTGTGGAATAAATTTTTTTGATTTGTAACTTGCCATCTATTAATACCTTATTAGTTTACGCGTATAATTCCTCGACTAAACACTTGAATTCTGCGGTAGCCGTAAGATAGTTCGGTCTTTCACTTTCTATATCATAGTTTACAGATTCTAAACGGGCATTATGAAAATCATATGTATACGTCGCCGGGTAGACTGCAAACGATTTACCGTCTGAGGTTATTAAGAAATCATCCTGGCTTGTTATTAGCAATGGCCTTCTTGTAATAAGTATATCTTCGCCATCGCTAGTTAAGAAATTTTTACCATCGCTCGTTAAATAATATAAAAATAACTCAATACTTGCAGTTGCACGCCTCAAGATCTCTTTTAAGCGCTCGACCGTATTGACGCGATTATCTAACCCACTCCTTCTTGTATATCGACCAGACCGTCTTTCAGAATACTGTATTTCAATAGTGTACTC